GATGGCGCGGTTAGCGCCATCCGAGATGAATTTCTTCATCTCCCCATCAACATGGTTGTTGATGCCACCTCTAACTAACTCCTTGAAGGTATTTAATATGAACTCCAAACGTCAGTTTCTAATCTCCAAACTCGATTTACAGTTTGCATTAATCGCTGGACATGGATCCCTCAGCTTTGCTGACGGGTATCCAGCCTACGATATATCCATACCTGTAATCTTCGATTTTGGAGGTTCTGACTCTGGCTGTTCCATATTATTTACCTTCGACCTCTCTCGAGTTTTCAATGAGAGTGAACTACTTTCATTGTATAGCGAGAGAGGTAGAGTTAAGGGCGAGGTGGAACCCAATGCCTGCTAAGTATTCTGTGCATAAATATACACAGCATTCTTACGGTTCTCGTACTGAAGATCGACCCTCCGGAACTATTGTTAGTTCCGGCGCCAACGATTCCATAGTAGAAGCTATAAACACGCGCTCTGCTGGATCCAGTATACCTGGATTCAAGCAAAAGATGCGTCGTTTAGAGCCTACTACTACTGGTCTCGATGGCCAGAAGACAGAATTTAATGTCTCTGGTTCGTTTGATCTTCAGCTCGAGTATCACGGCGCCGTAGGATCGGGATTAACGGTGAAAGAGACATCATCAGGTATTCCTACTGATGCTTTCCCTCCACCTAATTACGATCCTAACGTGATTCCTAGTGTTGCCAATGAGGCTCTTACTAGGTTTCTCGGCCGCGTTTCAGATTCTGATATAGCCTTTTCGGGCTTGCAGTTTCTCGCGGAAATTAAGGATACGGTCACGATGATAAAGTCACCTGTTAAGTCTTTACGAAACGGATTCTCCGATTATTTAGCGGACCTAAGAAAGGCCCGCCATCGCAAAGAATCCGATAAGCTTAACATACTTTCTGACACGTGGCTTGAGTACCAATTAGGTTTTCAACCTCTACTTTCTGATGCAGAGGCTGGGGCTGTTGCTTTATCTCGTGTACTCAATAACATTCGAGTACATAAGATTCAGGCATCAGCAGATGGCCAAGAATTAGTTTCCTTGGACACACCCAATACTCTTTTACTACTCAATGATCACTGCCTGTTTTCTTTTATACGTCTTATCAAAGATATTACGTATAAAGAATCATCAGTTAGATACAAAGGGTTAGTACGCGTTAATGCAGAAGGTCCAGAGCCTGCGGTAGGTTTATCGCAGACTTTTGGTTTAACTCTTAGTCAGTTCGTTCCGACCTTGTGGGAAGTTGTCCCTTGGTCGTTCGTTATTGACTATTTCGTTAATATTGGAGACTTAATTGGCGCGCAATTTACTTCTCTTGCGCACCTCAGATGGTATAATCGGTCTGATCACGTCAGTATGCGGCGTACTGCCACATATATTTCTGATCCTAAACAGGCCAAATTAAACCTCGTAACCAATGGTTATCCTGATCCTAGTAAATTAAATTACTTTGGATCAGTTACCAAAGAAGCCTCCTCTACTTCGTTTAGTAGACGTGGTGGCGATTCATCCTCTTTAGGTACTCCAAGTTTGGAATTTAATATTCCTAGCTCGAGTTCTAAATGGCTGAACATGGCCGCCCTACTATCTCAAATGAAGAAGAGACCATACCTTTAATTGCCCAAGGGAGTACCCCTTACCATGACGATCTCCTTAACCACACCTATAACAGGTGCAGCACAGACTGGCTTTACGTCCCCTGTATACTACATCGTTAGCGACAATGCCCCCGATACAAACGGGAAGCAATTTGCTGTCACTAGCGTTGGTGGTACACAGGCGAATGTTACAGGCCATTCTGTTGCATCCCCATTTACGCTGACGTTTGTTCGACCGAAAGTCTTTAAACTTGTTGGTCAACCAAACCCAACTACGGGGATCATCCGGGCTATTCCTAAAAATAGCTACAAACTGATTATACGCAAGGGTGTTATCCCGGCGGTTAATCAACCACCCAATGTACTTCTAATCGATTGCTCGATTAATGTACCGGCTGGAGCTGATACTTACGATGCGAACAATGTTCGTGCCGCTATTTCAGCTTTTGTAGGTGCTCTTAGCCAAATTTCTGCTGGCTTAGGAGACACTTTAATCACGGGCCTCCTCTAAGGAGTAACCAATGATTAACTATTTTAAGGAGTTTGCTATATGGATGCTTGTCCTGTTGCTCTTTACTCTTACTTGTACACCGATTTACTCCCTTTATCTTCTGAATTCATCCACCGACCAGAATTTAATTCTGACCAGCGGGGTGAGTTGCCAGAAGTTAATCAGAGTGTCCCCAGCTTTACGGCAGATCGCATGCTACGCCTTTGGAACAAGAAATATTTCAGTTCCAGAAGCGACGCTTGCGACTCCGCAGCTTTGGACAAATTCCTATCCTTCAACCAACGTTGTAAGGAATGGGAATTAACTCTAGAAACAGAACTTGATTCCCTCTTATTCGGTGAATTCAAGTCTTGCTTGCGCAAGGCTCTAGTTCATGAATATTATGGTCTCAAGTATGTTTCCGAGTCATCTGTCTCTCTTAATATGAGAGTGGGACCCGGTTCTGCTATTGGAGCTCTTGATACTAGCGAATATTCTAAGCTAGCATCTTCTCCTTTAACAGCAACTAGCAGTTGCCTCTTGGATTATTTCAAGAGGATATCCTGCGATAATCCTTTGCTAAAGGAAGCGATTGATAACCGCGACCCTTACATGCAGGATTATGTTGTACAAGGTAATAAACTCGCGTTTGTTCCTAAGAACGACACGATTAGTCGAACCATTTGTATTGAACCATCTGTTAATGTTTTATTTCAACAGGGTGTTCGATATGGTTTAGAAACCTGTTTGAGAAAAGAATACAACATTGATTTCTCTGATTTTAGAGTCATCGATGGAGTAGCCTATAGCTCACAACAGGACATAAACCGCAGATTAGCTCAAATTGGATCTGTAGATGGAAGTTATTCCACTATAGATCTAGCATCAGCTTCTGACTCTATTAGCATGGGACTTTGTAAAAAGGTCCTTCCTCTTGAAATCTTAAATTTCTTGATTCGCTATAGGTCTCCCTCTGTTACATTACCTGACGGTAGTGTACGGGAACTGCACATGGTTTCGAGTATGGGGAACGCATTCACGTTTCCCTTACAGACACTATTATTCAGCTGTGTTGTCCATGCAAGCTATAATATCTTAGATATTAAGCTTGATAAAGGACTTAGTTCGTTACCGAACTTCACAGTTTTTGGAGATGATATCGTCTGCCTTAGTAAGGCTTACGATTTTGTCATCAGACTCCTTAAAATCCTTGGTTTCGTACCAAATGATAAAAAGAGTTTTAATAGTGGCTATTTTCGTGAGTCTTGTGGTCATGATTATTATCATGGCCATAGATGCGAACCCGTATACATACGGGATCTCTCATCTAATCAAGACATTGCTTCCGCCTACAACAGGCTCGTCGCTTGGTCGGCACGGAATGCTATACCATTAGCATCCACGCTGGGCTATCTTCGAAAAATAGCTCGAAAGAATAATATACCGTGTGTTCCATGCCATGAAGCATGTGACGCTGGTATATATAGTACTTTCGATTACGCGAAAAAGACTAAACAGATTTACTTTGATAAAAACACGTTTTCATACGCTTATACAGCATATGCAAGCCATGT